TGAATTTACTTTTCAGACCCAGGTGGTGAATCCGGAGATCTACGCCGGAAACAAGACGCCCCGGGTGTACAACACCGCCACATTGTTCAGTGCTAACGCAAAGCTGAATGCCGCAACGGCTCCCGTCTCCTATCCCAGCCACATGCTTGCCAAGGAGATGCTCAAGCGCGGTTCCGATCCGACGACAACGGTTGGCGCCAACAATAAAACAACAAATGCCGCCGATGGCTTTGACTATAAGGATAAGTCAGTGATCTTCCGCCTGAGCGCCAACGCCGACGGCATGGACTTGACCAATATGCCCATTGACGCACAGGGAACAACGCTGGGGAATGTGACCGTTACGGACACCCTGCCGGAAGGGTGGGTATTTGACAAGATCGACGGAAAGGACTTCCTGATCTTTGAGGGGAGCGCCGGAAGCGACAAATCCGTCACAGCGACGGGCGACGCGCTGACAGATACCAATTTCGTGACCCCTGATTTTAACGGAACAACGAGTGACGGCAAGCAGAAAACCGCAACCTTTACCTTCTCGATGCTCGACAAGCCCTATGTGATTCTGGTCAAGGCACGGCCCACGGACGAAACCGCCGCCGGGTACTTCAGCCAAACCCAGTCGAAGACGGTAACGAACGGCCTAAATTTAAAGGCCGTGAACTGGACGCCGGGCGTCAGCACTTCCCAGAACGTCACAATCGACAGCACAATCCTGAGCAAAAACCTCGATTCTTTAAAAGCCGATTCGCAAGCTCAGCTGACATGGACAGTGGAGTACAAACCGTATAACCTGGATGGAAAAGGTACACGGATTGAAGATACGCTGCCGGTGGGCGTCGATTTGCGCACAGACTCCAGCGGCAAGCTGGTGCTTACGGACAAGGATGGCAATGCCAATATTGCCATAAACGAGATGACCCTCAAGACAGACGGAACCTACACTTTAGGAGCCTCCGTTCTGCCTGAGCTAGGGAAAAATGTGAGCTACGACAATACCGACCGTGTGTTGATCTTCAATATCCCCGATCCGGCGAAAGCGTACCGCTTTACTTACGTCACTGACATCACCGGAAACTCTGGGAGCATCACCAATCAGGTGAAACTGTTTGGGGGCAATTCCAATAACGTTGGGACTAACAAATCTTATAACATTGTCGAGCAGAGCGGCTGGGCCACGCTCCAAAGAGGCGGGTCCCTCACCGTCACAAAGACAGACGAGACCGGCGCGGCTCTCACCGGCGCAGTGTTCACGCTATATGCGTCGGATGGTACCACCGTCATCCGCAAGGGTACCGTTGCTGTCGACGGCACGTTGAAAATGCGGGCGATCCCTGAGGGGAAGTACATTCTGCGGGAGACGGCAATCCCCGGCGGCTATCTCTCCGAAAATGTGAGCGCTACGCCGACGGACCACACCGTGACGGTTACGGTCAGTGGCTCCACCGTCACCACCTCCATCGACGGGAAGACCGGAGCAGACTCCAATACGCTCACGGTTAAGAATTATAAGGCGGGCACGGTCGGCAATCTGACCATCAGCAAAACGGTGGCCGGAAACGCCGCCGACACTAAAAAGACGTTCGATTTCACCGTGACCTTTGCCAATGCGAACGGCGCCTATACGTACACGAAAGACGGAGTTGCTGCGGGGACCATCAGCAGCGGCGATAAAATCTCCCTGGCTCACGGACAGAGCATCGCCGTGGCCGGCTTGCCGAAGGGCACAACCTATGTCGTCACCGAATCGAACTACTCCGCGGACGGATACTCCACAGTCAGCACGGTGACGGCCGCAAAGACCGTAGGAGACAACAGCACGGCGACCGGCGGCACAGTGACCGGCACCATTGTGGCCGACGATACCCAGACCGCCTCCTTTACCAACACAAGAAACGTGTATGTTCCCTCTACGGGGAACCTGACCATCAGCAAAACGGTGGCGGGACCCGGCGCCGATACCGCAAAGAAATTTAATTTTACCATTACTTTCACCGGCGCACCCGGCTCCTATCCTTACACGGGCAACGGTGTACCTGACGGAACGATTCAAAGCGGAGATACGATTGCCCTCGCCCACGGCCAGAGCATCACTATCACGGGTCTGCCCGCCGGAGCGAGCTATCAGGTGAGCGAAGATGCCGCCTCGGCGCAGGGCTACACCATGGAGAGCGCCGGAAGATCCGGTTCCATTTCCGTCGGCGGGAGCCAGACGGCGGCGTTCACCAACACAAAAATTCCCGATTCCGGCAGCCTGACGATCAGCAAGACCGTGTCCGGCAAGGGAGCCAGCCTTACCCGGAAATTCAAATTTACCGTTATCCTGGCCGGAGCGCCAGACGCCTATCCTTACACCGGCTCCGCCTCCGGCACCCTCCGCAGCGGTGACACGGTGACACTTGCCAACGGGCAGAGTATCACAATTGCGGGTCTCCCCGCAGGTGCGGGCTATACCGTGACAGAGGCCGATTACTCGGGCGTAGGCTACACCACCTCCAGCACGGGGGCCTCGGGCGTAATATCCTCCGGCACAACGCAGACTGCATCATTTACAAACAGCTGGAGTCCGCTTCCCAATGAACCGGGGAAGCCCCAAAATCCCACTATGGATATCGGCGATGAGGACATTCCGACAGGAAATACGGATGGCGAAAACCCCGATGTGCCGGGCGGCGGAAATGAAGTCAATACGCCGGACGGAGAAGAAAGCGGCTTGCCCAGAACGGGTGACGATCAGAAAAGAGGCCTTGCAGAGTTTGGCCTGTTCTTCTCCTCTGCAGCCTTAGCAGTTTTTGCTGCGGCCGATTATGTCTTGCGCAGAAAAAATCACGGTAAGAAAAACAAATAATATTTTAGGGGAGAGCCGGCAGCAAAAATTATTTTCTTACTGCCGGCCCTTTTGAAAAAGTCTATAAGAAGGATATCCGGATGACACGCACAGAAAAATCGAACCTACACAGAATCCTGCATCTTTTGATGATCTTGTGTGCGGCTGGTATTCTTGTTTCGGCAATCGTGCTGCTTTTCAACAATCGAGAATATGCCGCGGGCGACGCTGCCTATCGGCAGATTCGCCGCCAGACGCAGCAATCCTCAGCTCCGACCACAGGCAAGCCGGCAGTGGGAAAAAAGCAAAAGGAAGGGGCCAGTATCGACTTTCTATCTCTTGAAAAGATCAACCCGGACGTGGTGGCCTGGCTTGTCGCCGAAGGTACAGCGCTCGACTATCCCGTTGTACAGGGCAAGGATAACGATTTCTACCTCGGCAACCTGTTCACCGGGAAACCCAACAAGATGGGCTCTATCTTTATGGATTATCGCAACAGTGGAGATTTTTCCGATAAGAACACGATTATATATGGGCATAATATGAAAAATGGCTCTATGTTTTCAACAATAACAAAGTACAAAAATCAAGGCTATTACAATCTTCACCCGACAATGTTACTTCATACACCCAGCGGTGACTTTGTTGTTGAGCTATTTGCAGGAATCATTGTCGATGGAAGCTATGGGGCTGTCCAAACCAATTTTAAGGATGATCATGATTTCCAAAATTATATTGATTCGCTCGAAAAGAAATCTTCTTTTAAGTCCAATACAGGTGTAAATGCTGACGACCGGATTATTACTTTATGTACTTGTTCCTATGAATTCAAAAATGCACGGTATGCTCTGTTTGGAAAACTGACGCCTATACAAAAGAGTCTCACGCAGTACCCCATGGCACCTTCAGGCGATGAACTGTTAAGGTCTCCTCCAGTCCCTCCAAGAGGCTAGCCGCCGCCTTGGGATACTTATGCTTGTATCTCAGTGCCGTCCTTGAATGTGACCTGCACGTCGTCCTTGCTGTAGACCGTGACGAAATCCACAAGGCTGACCCAGAGCATCGGGTCGAACTCTGTGACCATGCCGTCCATCGCCTGTAGCTCCTTTAGGAAGTCCTCAATTGTCGCTTGCCGGTTGGCTTTGTCGCTTATAACGGCGGTTACTTCCTCAAGACGGGCCTTTGCTTTCCCGAAGCGCTCCGTCAGGCCGTCGTAGCGTTTCTGGTATTCGGTCTGGTCAAGTGCAACACGGGCATTTTCGTAGATGCTCTGCTGCATCATTTCGGAAATGACCACCATTTCCTGTTCCAGTGCCTTTTTTTCAGCGTCGAGGTCGCTGGTGTCGAAAGCTGTCGACTTAATGGTGTCGAAGGTTTTAATGATGCGGCCTTTCTCCGGCAGGAGCTTATTGACCGCCAACACGAAGAGTGCTTTGATTTCATCATCGGTAAGATGTGGCGTGGCACAGCGTTCGTCGTTGTCGAATTTGTGATTACACTGCCAGATGACCTGCCGGTACTTATCTGTGGAGTGCCAGACCTTTGAGCCGTACCAGCTTCCGCACTGTCCGCACTTGATTTTCCCGGAGAAAAGGTGGACGCCGCTGTGCCGGTTTCGGCCTTTGCCGCGCCGCTCAAGCTCACGCTGAACCGCCTCAAAAACAGCTGGCGCTATGATTGCCTCGTGGTTTCCTTCCACATAATACTGCGGGATTTCACCATTATTCTGTTTCTTCTTTTTTGTGAGGAAATCCACGGTGTAGCTCTTTTGCAACAGTGCATCGCCGCGATATTTCTCGTTTGTGAGGATGCTCCGCACAGCACCGGCGTTCCAGCGCTCCTTACCGCCCGGTGAAAGAATGCCGTCAGCAGTCAGCTTGGATGCGATGCCAAAGGGTGTCATGCCCTGAAGAAACATACTGTAAATGCGTTTGACTGTGGCGGCTTGCTCCGGATTGACCACTAAATTGCCATCTTCGCCTCGGTCGTAGCCAAGGAAATGGCCAAACGGAACGGTGACCTTTCCGTCCGCAAAACGCTTCCTCTGACCCCAGACGCAGTTCTCGGAGATGGAGCGGGACTCTTCCTGTGCGAGGGAACTCATGATGGTAATCAGCAGCTCGCCCTTGGAATCCAGCGTCCAGATGTTTTCTTTTTCGAAGTAGATCTCCACGCCTTTTTCCTTGAGCTGGCGGACTGTAGTCAGGCTGTCGACCGTGTTGCGGGCAAAGCGGCTGACCGACTTGGTGACGATCAGGTCGATCTTACCATCAAGGGCGTCGGTGACCATACTTTTAAAGCCCACGCGCTTTTTGGTGTTCGTGCCTGTAATGCCCTCGTCGGTATAAACACCGACAAATTCCCAATCGTCGCGGCCCTTGATATAGTTGGTGTAATAGTCGATCTGCGCCTCGTAGCTGGTGAACTGCTCGTCGCTGTCTGTGGAGACACGGGCGTAAGCGGCTGTGCATCGCTTTTTCTGCTCGTTCAGTGGCGTCGCAGTAAAACGTGTCAGCGTTGCCGGAATTGTGGTTACTGTTTTGGCCATTTCTCTTCACCTCTTATCTGACGCATTCTCTCGCTCATGGCTGCCCGGCGCTCATCGGTCCAGCTATCCTTTATGGCCTGGCATTGCTTTTCGCGTCGCTCCGCAGACCATTTGACGCCGCGCCGCTTGTCCTGATATGTATTGAAAATCTCGTGCCCATCCCGGAAATGAAAGGTTACGGTGCTGTCAAGAATGCTGGCGTACTCAATCTGCGCGTCCATCACCGCCTCATCGAAAGCTGGGAGGTCAAGTGCCTCGGTAACCAGAGCTTTCATGGTTTCATCCCGAATTGCCGTGTTGTGACATTTATCCTTTGGCCCGGTGCAATACCAGGAGCGGGTGGGGGTGCCATCCTTGCGAACGCCGGACTGGCAGCGGTAATTTGCACCGCAGTTGCCGCATTTGATGAAGCCTGTGAATTCGTAGTAGGTGGACTTGTTCGGATTGGTATCCTTTCGCTTGTGGCGCTCGCCCCAGAGACGTCTGCGCTCCGGTGTCCACCAATCCGTCTTGGCGGTGGATTCCCATGTGGTCATAACCTCGCGCCCGTCGTAAAACCGGAAGCGCAATGTGTCCTCGGAAACAACAAGGATTTCTTCGACCTGCTCGGCAAAGGCGGCCTCATCAAAATCGTCAAGGCCCATAACCTTGGCGGCGACATTCTGGAGCATCTTTTCCGGGATGTTCTTGGAGCCGCAGGCACCAGCGCCTTTTTGGCTTTTTGTCTGGCAGGTCCAGATGTAGTAAACCTCACCGGCTGTATTCCGCTTTCCGCTCCGGCGATAATGCTTACCGCAGATGCCGCAGGTGATCTTCGTGGAAAAGGCCGTCAGATGCAGGGACTTGTTTCCGAAAGGCCCAAGCTCGCGTCTGCGCTTGAACTCGGCTTGCACCGCCTGAAATTCATCCATCGGGATGATGGCTTCGTGCGTTTCCTCAACAAAATACTGCGGAAGCTCGCCGTGATTCTTTTTACGATGCTTGGCAATCGGGTCTGCAACATATTCCTTCTGGAAAAGCATATTCCCGGTGTAGGTGATATTGGTAAGGACCACCTTGACGTTGGAATCCACCCACGCCTTGCCTTGGCGTGTGTAGATGCCTTTTTCGTTGAGCGTCCGGCCAATCTCGATTCGTGATGCGCCCTTCATGTATTCCCGGTACATAAACCGGACGGTTTTCGCTTCCTCCGGGAGTATGGTGAGCCGTCCGTCAATCCATTCATAACCGAAAACCCGCATCTGCCCGTTGGGTATACCCTGCTGGAAGCGCTTGATCGTACCCCATTTGACGTTATCCGAAATGCTGCGGCTTTCCTCCTGCGCGAAGGACGCGAGCAGTGAAAGCATCAGTTCGCCGTCCTCGGAGAGCGAATCGATGTGCTCTTTTTCAAAGCGAACGGAAATGCCGAGTTCCTTCAGGTGGCGGACGGTCTTCAAGAGATCCACCGTATTTCTGGCGAAACGGGAAATTGACTTAGTAAGGACGACGTCGATTTTTCCCGCCTCGCAATCCTCAACCATGTGCCGGAACTCATCGCGCTTGCTGGTTCCGGTTCCGCTGATGCCGTTATCCGCGTAGACGCCGGCGTATTGCCAATCGGGATGTTTTTGAATCAGCTCGCTGTAATAGCTGATCTGAGCTGACAAGGAATGCTGCAGCCGCTCGGTTTCCATAGAAACTCTGGCGTAGGCAGCGACTTTCTTGCGTTCCGGCATTTGAAGTACAGCAGGCTCAATTTTTGTTACTGTTTTCAAGAGAAATCACTCCTTTCCAGTACACATACATCACTCTAAAGCGGCTTCACAGCAAGCAATTCTCGGACAATAATGTGCCGAATAGTGGCCGATATTTCTCCTGCAGTTTTGTATCAATTATGGCATATTCCTCCTCGGTTAGAAGACCCTTTTGCAGGAGCGTTTTTGCCAGATGAATCGAAGCCTGATAGTCCTTTTCAGCCTCGAATTGTTCCTCGCTCATACCGGCTCACCACCCTTAAAACGGGCTGCAATATAGCAGGCGTGGGAGCAATACTTCCGTTCGGCGTTGCCGTAGGCCGTGAAGGTTTTCCCGCAGCGGGCGCAGGTGAAGGCATAAACGGCTTTCTGCTGTACCGCTTCCGGGTGGGCGTTCCACCATTGCTGGCGGCAGCCGGCAGAGCAGAACTTTATCTTTTTTCTACCGGGAGCCTGCTGCAGCTGCTTTCCACAGTTGAGGCAGACGCCGCAAGTCAGGTCGATACGGGCATTGGTTTCTGCAACTACGCCGCCAAGGTTATGCTTGCGGCAAAATGCCTTGACGCTATCTTTAGACAGGCCGACCGCACCGGCAATGGTGGCATAGCCGTAGCCATGCCCGCGCAGCTCCTGTATTTTTTCTCTTTGCTCATTTGTCATGAAATATCCTCCAATCTGGGGACCTCTGTCCTCACTACCCAATGGAGTTCGAAGTGCCATTTGGCCGAAAAATCTGAGAAAAAATTGCTCATAGCATCCGCCTCCACAATCCACAGGACAGAAAGGCTGTGTTTGAACGAAAAAAATAAGGCCCGGCAGGAATTTTCCCGCCGAGCCTTAAAACGATGTATCAGAGCTTCGCCGCATAGTCGAGTGAAATCCAGCCATTCCGGCCAGCCTGATAGGCTTTGAGCAGTCCCCATTTTGTCGCTCCGGTGCCGCTTGCCTCCTCAACAATCGTGAATACACCCTTGCCGGTATAGCGTCCCACGGTGCCGTAATTGGTACCGGGACCTTTTCGGATGTTCAGGTCAGGAATGACGATCCTGACGCGATAGGGGGTTGCATCCGAGGGCGTTTGGGCGGATGGCTGCTGCGTGTTTCCGAGCCGAGCGTTAATCTGCTCCGCGATGTACGGAAACTTGCTCTCCAAATATGGCCCCGGACAGGCGGTAGCGGCAAACCACTTGTGCATGGTGAGATTGCCGGATTTATCGCCCGTATAATTGATGCGCGAAATGCCATTGCGCTGACAGATGTCCACGCACAGGTCGATCAGCTTCGCAAGTGCGGTATCGCTGACGTGCCAGTTTCCACCGACCTCGTCGTTAGCAACCTCAATGGTGACAGCACGGTTATCGTTGGCGCTATTGGAGCTGCACCAGCTCCGGTTGGCCTCATCAACATACAACCCGACACGGCCGTCCGTACCGATGCCGTAGTTGGCGCTGGCCTTCCGGCTGGCTGGTGCAAAGACGGAGCCGCACTGTTCCACGGTCAGGTTACCTGCCATGTGATGGATGGTGAGTTTGTCGATGACATGATTCCTCGGTTTGCTGCAGTTCGGGCTGAGCTGCATGTAATTTACCAGTTTGCTGTTACTCATATTATTTGTCCTCCTTTTCGGCCCGGTCATGAAGCTGCTCCAGGACGGCCTTCAGCTTCTCCGGGATGGGCAGGCCCAGATGGCCCGCGTTCTCAATCAGAGACAGGCCCTCATTCGAGATGTAGAAGAAGATCACCGCTGTCCGCAGCACCGAGCCGGTGCCAATCACCTGCGCGTCCAGAATGTTCGCTACCCCTACGAGCAGGAAAATGAGCACCTTCTTGAAGATGCCCCTGAAGCCAACCGCGCTGGAGAGCTTTTTGTCTACCACGGCGCACATGACACCGGTGACGTAGTCGACGACCACGAAAGCAATCAGAGCATAGAGCAAGCCGTCACACCCTCCCAGAAACCAGCCGAGCCATCCGCCGATAGCGGCGAACACGAGCTGAATCACATTCCAAAATTCCTTCATGATAAAATCCTCCTTGTCATGGATTTAAAGATGTTTGATTGTAGAAGTTTGATCCTTCAATTTTGTACTGATAATATCGGCTGCTGCAATGACACCTTGTACGGTGCGTTCCAGTTTTTCTCCAAACAATTCCCCGGATAGGCCGGAAGTGCTCAAGGCATATTTCACCTCATCATTACTGTCCCGAATGGGAGCAGCTACGCAACGAAGCCCATCCATGATTTCCCCATCATCGGTACCGTATCCGTCCCGTCGAATTTGAGATAATTCTTTTTCTGAAAGCGTTTTTCCGTC